CTATCAGATACGGTTAGAGGAAATACCAAGCGGATTTCTTCTAACACAACCTCCGCCGAGTCCACATTATCAACTTCTATAACTTCATTTAACTCAAATGGATTTTCTATTGGTAGCAATAATAATGTAAATGATAACGGAGCAAACGAAACCTACGCCTCATGGACATTCCGAGAGCAGCCAAAGTTCTTTGATGTTGTGACGTATACGGGGACGGGTTCTAATACAACCATTGCCCACAGCCTTGGCTCAGTGCCGGGAAGTATTATTGTCAAGCGCACAGACACAACGGCAGATTGGGCTGTTTACCACCGCAGTCTTGCCAATACGCAATACCTTGTTCTCAACACCACAGCCGCAGCAGCCACTGGCGCAACATGGTGGAACAGCACAACCCCTACAAGCACAGTCTTCAGCGTAGGCACTGACGCAACTGTTAACGCATCAGGCGGCACCTACGTAGCCTACCTCTTTGCCCATGACGCAGGCGGCTTTGGCCTGACGGGTACGGACAATGTGATTTCGTGTGGGTCGTTTACGACCAATGCTAGTGGGGAAGCAACCGTAAACCTTGGGTACGAACCTCAGTGGGTTATGTATAAGCCAGTTAGTTTAGCTAATAGTTGGAATATTATAGATACAATGCGTGGATATTCTGTTGGAGGCACATACGACCCTTTTTTACGGGCTAATGCTGCTGATGCTGAATATACTAGTGCTGACCTTGGATACCCAACCGCTACTGGTTTTTATGCAACCGTAGATGGTAGTGCAACTTGCATTTACATAGCCATACGCCGTGGCCCGATGAAAGTGCCTACGGATGCGACTAAGGTGTTTTTGCCAACTGCAAGAACAGGAACAGGAACTAACACAACAATTACGACAGGATTTGTTAATGATTCTGTTTGGAGTAGCCAACGCCCGGGGGGATATAGGGGTGTCTTTGATAGACTGCGCGGCGCAAAAATCTTGTTGTTTCAAAATTCAACAGGTGCGGAATCTACCTACACCAATACCTTAACAGGATTTGACAACAATACGGGAGTTAATGTTGGTGTTGATTCTGGCTGGGGTGGTATTAACTTAAGTGGTACAGCAGAGGCAACGTATAGTTTTGGCCGCGCCCCCGGCTTCTTTGATGAGGTTTGCTATACGGGGACGGGAGCATCAAATCAAACGAAAACACATAATCTTGGTGTTACCCCTGAGTTGATGATTATTAAAAATAGAGGCCCGGGTGGGTACACGCAAAATTGGACTGTTTATCCCGGGCCACTTGGTACGGATAAATACATTTTTTTAAATTCAACTGATGCGGCAGGAACATTTGGTAGTTATTGGGGGAATACACCGCCAACATCAACGGGATTTACTGTTGGTAATTATCAAGACACAAATGCTTCTACTTTGACCTACGTTGCCTACCTCTTCGCAACTTGCGCAGGAGTTTCCAAAGTAGGCTCCTACACAGGCAACGGCACAACCCAGACCATTAACTGTGGCTTTACGGCTGGAGCAAGGTTTGTACTCATCAAACGCACTGACGCTACTGGTGATTGGTACACATACGACACAGCCCGTGGCATGACGGTGCTGACAGACCCCTACCTGCTTTTAAACGACACAGCGGCTGAAACGGCTACGCTTGGCTCAGTGACTACAGTATCAACAGGCTTTGCGCTGAACTCAACCATTTTGGCGGCAATCAACGTGAACGCTGGCAGCTACATCTTCTTGGCAATCGCATAAGGACTCATCATGGAAATCCGAATCAGAGAATCAGGCTCAGTTGTATTTGACAACGAGTTCCGCACCTACGCCCAGACGCAGGGTGCCGTTTTTGGTACACCGCTGACCGAGGAATTTATCAACCAATACGGTGGCGACATCGTGCTGGAAGGCCCACAAGCCACAACCACACCGCCGTATCAGTACAGCCAGCGTAGCGGGGTTGAGCAACTTGACGGCAAGTGGTACACCAAGTACATCGCTGGGCCTACCTTCACAGACGGCGAGACAACAGCAGCAGAACAAGAGGCTGCATACAAGGCCATGAAAGACGCAGAGCAAGCCAAGTCTGTACGCACCAGTCGGGATGACAAGCTCAAAGACTGCGACTGGCGAGTCATCAAAGCACTGGAGAGCAATCTGCCCCAAGACTTTGCATGGGCAACCTACCGCCAAGCACTGCGCGATATTACTGCACAGGCTGGATTTCCTTGGACCATAACTTGGCCTGACGCACCATGAGTGAAATAGACATCCGATTGACAAGCCATGAGGCCGTTTGTGCAGAACGGTATGCACAGATCAACGCTCGGCTCAAGCGGCTTGAGGGTGTGATTATGAAGACCACGGGTGTCTTGATCGTCTCCATGTCTGCCATCGTTTACGCATCTCTGACCTTTGGGCGATGAAGTGGACTTATTTGAAGTCCTGTCTAGAGCATGGCCGATCCTGCTGGCGCTGATCACTTTGATTATCGTCTTGGCAAAGCTAGACCTGCGCGTGGCGGTACTAGAAGAGAAAGTCAAGGCTCTATTTGAAATGTGGAATAGGCGGGACAAATGAAAGCCAAACTCACTTTTGCAGTAACTTTGATGGTCAGCTTCACCCTGTGCATCGTCGTTATGGGCATGGTAGCGGTGCTGATGATTGGGTTGTTTGACGAGAAGGTGGACAACTCTGAAATATTTAAACTAATTAGCCCTGCATTTCAAACCATTGTCGGCGGCTTTATTGGGCTGTTGGCAGGCGTCAAGTTGTCTCATGATGATGAGGATGAAAAATGATTACTCTGTTTACTACACTGATCAGTTTCCTTGCCGGTGGCTTACCCAAGCTGCTTGGGTTTTTTCAAGATCGTGCGGACAAGAGCCATGAGTTGACTATGGCGCGGCTTCAAACGGAGCGTGAACTGGAACTCCGTAAGGCTGGCTTTGAAGCCCAACAGCGGGTGGAAGAGATTAGGGTAGAGGGGCAGGCTATTGAAGCAGAGGCATCAGAACGGGCTGCACTGTACGCGCACGACATAGCTATAGGGCAGGGTGCATCACAATGGATGGTCAATCTCCGGGCCGGTGTACGCCCCTTGCTGACGTATGGCTTGACCACTTGACCTTCTTTCTTCACATCCATCAGGGCATCGCACCTTGTGGTGACTGTCTGCCTAGCTTCATCGTCTGTTAGTGCCGCACCATACAAAGAGTTCTTAGCCGAGATACGCTCAAAGCTGTCAAGTATCCAAGGCAAGTCACGCACACAACAAATAATCTTGGTTTGCGGGTAGAGGTCTTTAAGCAGTGATGTCTTGGCTGTCCAGCCCCTGCTGGTATCAAACACCGTGTTCGGCGTAACTGCTTTGTAGTATGCGTTGATTACGTCTTTGAGTATCTGCTTGCGTCTGCCTTCATCAATCAGGTGGTTGCTCTCACTGCCCGTAATGACGTTGATGGTCGATGTGACCAAGCCTTGTACGGGGGAAGAGATGTCTGCGTAAAACTCAGGGTTCTGCCGCAGGATAGCCGAAAGCAGGGTTGAACCTGACCGTGGCAAACCAGAGATGAAGAAGAACTCTTTCATGCCTGTGGAATCCAGCTAACCGTGGCTTCATCCCATTGGTATCGTACATTCCCGCCATTTATGACGGCATCTGCTGGCCTTGCAACAGGCGCAGCCCAAGTCATTGTGTCCAAGTAGCCAACCCAAGACGGATAAGGCTTACGGGCTTCATGCTCAGTGACCTTGGCTGCGTTGAACTCTGCCTCGGTCAAGACTTGCAGAACGCCAGCAATAGTCGTGTCAGCATCGTCATCGCAAGTGCCGTAGTATCTTGGCGCTCTTAGGTATGTGCCTGTTGCGTCTGTGGGTACAGGCCATGTAGAACTGTCGTGCCATATGTGAGTCCAACCTTTGATAGCAGGCATTGATGGGCCTGTGCGTTGTGGCTCGGCTGTGCAGACTATTTTAGTTACTGCGTCTACTTCGGTTATGCAAATGTACATTGTGATGCTCCTTTATTAAACTGCGACTCTGCGGATGGCGCGAGTCAAATAATTATTTGTTTTACCATTTTGAATCCAATAACCACTAGCGCCTGTACCCATATAAATTGCTGTGCCTGCAATAGAATTGCTTATTGCTTGGGTGCTAGACCAATAAGGTGTTGCATC